CACCAGAATAATACTCACGTTTTTCCTTCACCACTTTACGGATCTGAAATTCCAGCGAGGTTTTGATCTGCTGAATGTCAGTGTAATGGTTTAAGTATTTATTATGTTGGAAAGGGATGTCTAACGCTAGTTGCCCCAAATCTGTGGTATACTGTTTGTTCTTGAACTGAAAGTCAACGGCACTATCTTCTGCCCATTGCTCTCTTAAGTTTTCAAATTTATCACGAAGAGTTTCAAAATTCATAGAGGTTGTAAGGATTTATCACGAAGGAAGAACTGCTGGTGTTTGAATACAACCTCAGCAGTAATATATTCTACATCACTCATTGTAGCATCAAACTGCAATCCAGACAAAGAGACTGGAAAGATGTCTCTGAACTCTACAATAAATGCTGGATTGTATTGAGAAGTAACAATATGAAGTTGAGCATGAGTTAGGATATCATCTTGTGGTGTTGTTCGCGCTCTTTGATCTGCATTACCTACATCACGAAGCCATGTGTGGACAGCGTTGTAATTTACTAGATCTTCATCTACAATAAAACGCACAGAAAAATCCCCGAAAGTTACTCCACCACCAGGAACAATGGGCAAGTTCCTAAAAGGACTTGCTACTTCCGTGACTGGCATTGTAATGTCGGGGACATTTGCTGTTTGACAAAAGAAGTCCACTCCTTCAAACTTTTCCAGTTTAAGGAGATAACCAATTGGGTTTAAGAAATTCCTATTTTTAGGTTGTTCCTTATACCATTCAGCGGACATGTCAACTTCCCAAGCTACCTAGTATTTAGGGGTTGTTTGGATCGAGACCTAGGTCAATAAGATACTCTCTCCACCATGCTTCTTTTGGTTTCTTCCACTGCGGAACTTCACGACCTTGTTCTGAATACCATTCATATAGAGCTTCGTCAATCTTCTCTGAGATTTCCAATTGCCTAATCCTCTTTTGTAGAATGTCCATTTGCATTGATGATTTCTTCCAGTTGTTTCCGAATATCAGCCGAACGATTTTTTTCACGCTCGGAATGCTTATAACCATATTTACCATGGAAGATAGCATGACCTTGACAAATCATTGTCATACCAAACAAGAATAGGAGAACAACTCCTATCCATTCTATAATGTGATATTGAGCCATGGGAATACAGGGGGTATCACTCCAATAAGTCTTAAAAGTCCCTCAGCAAATAAAGCAAGAACCACCCAACCAACGCACATGCTAATGATAGAAGCATTACGGTTGTGTTGTCGTATTGCTGCATCAATCATCTCCTGAACATCTTCTCTTGATAATCTTTCGGGTGGTTCTATGTCCTTACCCCATTTATTAAACATTAGTTTACGTGTATAGTACCGATCATGCCTGCACCTTTGTGAGGACCACACCAGTAAGTATAGTCTCCTGCTTCAGTGAAAGTTACATCAAACTCTTCACCAGGCATCATAGCGAGACCTTCGTGAGAGATTTCTGGATGATCTTCTACAACCACATTATGAGGTGGTAGCATGTTGTTTACAAAGTGAACCGACTCACCAGCAGCAATAGTAACTTCTGCTGGTTCAAATACTAAGTTTCCACCATATCCCATCTGAACATCTACTGCCCAGGCAGGTAGTGCAAAAAACAAAGTAGCGAATAGTGCGAAAAGAAACTTCATTAAGTTCTAGCAACTATCTTATCTAGGAGGTTCTTCTTTCCCAGGGAACAGTTGAAGCTCTTTGTAACGTGGGTTTGTTTTGACTTCCTGACTTATCATCTCGCCAAGTTCGTCAGCACATTGGCACCATTGCTTTCTTGCTTCTGGTGCTCCTAATGCTTTTTTTCCTTCAAGCGAAACCACTCCCTCCACAATGTGGCACACTCATCTGATTTTTTCTGAAGGTGTTCTTCTCTGTACACTATTCTGGGCAGTTCTCTTCTTTGTAGTATCCCAATTTAGCAATAAGATGCTCATACTCGTCCCAAATATACTCGGAACCAGTGTATTCTTGATAATGCTTACAAGCAAGAATGAGGCGAATAATGTCGTTGGAATTTAATTTCATCATCTTAAAGGCATTCATATGTAATTATACTCAGTCTTATCAACAATTCCAGGCTCGTAATGATTTATTAATTCTTGAGTCAGGATCCTTAGCCGTTTTCTTTGAAGTCAGTTTCTTTTTCATCCCCTTCATCCTTGCACAAAACGATGCCCTACGGGGATTTCCAACCTTCTTTGATGGTGCCTTAAGGTCGCTTCCAGGATTTTCTCTCTCGTAAGACTTTCGTCCCTTTTCATTAAGTCCTCCTGACTTCTTCTGTCCCTCTTTTCGGGTCCAGGCTGATTCGTTGAATTCAACTTCTTCTTTGGCAGTCCGTGCCGCCTTCTTAAAAGCATCCTTTGCTGGATAGTCTTCACTTCCAGGTTTAGCAGGTGCTTCACCACGCTTTCTTTTAGCATGGATATTGGCATAAAGACCACGCTTCGCTTCGCACAGATTCTGAAATTCTTTAAAAGTCTTCATGACAGGCGACAGGGGTTTACCCGATTATTTAGTTATCTACAAGGATCAAATCAAAAACAGCACCAGCACCTAAAGAAGAACCAGATACTGCTCTTACTTCAACATCCGTCTTTTCCTCAAATTTCAAAGGAACTGGATAGTCATAAGTAATTGGTGAACCAGCAGCAGTTCCGAACTGACCCTTGACATTGAATACTCCACCAAAAGGTCTTGCCATAAATCTAAACTTTGTTTCGCCGTTTGACTTATCAATAGAACCTTGAAACTTCATAAGATAAGCAGTTTTACCAGCGGGGACTGTATAAAGTGCCATCAACGTTTGACCTGCATCTGCTTTAATGATAGCTCTTACAGCACCGTCAACACTAATCTCAATGTCATCGTCATTAGTTCCAGTCAGTTGAACTACTCTAAAAATTCGTAGAAATTCTGTAGTGCCAGAAGAACCAATAGTAATGGTTTCTGTTACAGGAGCATAGTTTCCATCAAGTCCTTGAACTTCTACTGTTCCAGTATCGCCATTAGTAGAAGCAACAGATGCTACACCAGCAGTTCCGATATAAGAATAGAGTGACGCATCATCCCAGATTGTGGTGTATCCTCCTCCTTGAATGGTTATGTCATCACTATATCCAAACTTATTGATGTGTGAATATCCGTCTAACAATCCAGCAGCAATAGGAATGTTAGCGGCAGCACCATAACTGTTGAGTGGGTTGCCGTTTTCATCAGCAAGCATCACCACCTCAAAGTTAGTAGTGTCTTGTGCTCTGTATGCCTGTTCGTCTTTATTCCACTGTGCCATTAGTTTCCGTATGCGATTTTAGTTGCGAATACAGTTGCTGCTGTAACTGCTGTTGGAGTTGGTGTAGCACCATCATCAGCAGAAATAACAACATCGGGTGTCTTCTCAATAGAAACTCTCTCACCAGCAGCAATCCAAACAGTAACAGCAGATGCCTCTGCTATTAAAAGTCTAACAGCAGTATTGTTTGTATTGATTACAGATACAATACTGGCAGTATCTACATCTGATGGTGTTGCTAAATCAACAGCAGTTGATAGTGGTTTGATCGCCATGTTCCCACACTTTTTTTTATTATTTATCTCTTGTTGCCGTTCATCTGTTTCAGCATCTTCTGAAGTTCTGCAGTGCTACCGACAAACATAGCATTGTTTGTGACCTTGGTTGGACCTTTCTTTTCCTCGTCAAGATCCTTCATCTTCTTATGAAGATCCTGTAGTTTCTCAGTCATGTCTGCAACGTGCTTCATTGCCGCTACAGCGACCTCATACGCTCTCGGGTGCCCTGACTCCTGAGCGACCTCTAAGGCACCTCTGACCGCCTCCTGCCCCTGATCTATGAGGGTGTATAACTCACCCCTGGTATATTCATAGTCTTTTGTGCGATCATCCTTGTCTAGATGCTCTGGTTTTTGCTTTGTGGGTTTGCTTTCCTCTACAACTTCTGCTTCAATATTGAGCAGTTCTTCCATGTTCTCTTCTAAGCTCATAGGAATTCCATCCCTTCGTTGAATCCAAAGTCATCTGTTGGTACTACGAATGGATCATCTGCGGCATCAACCTGACCGTCCTGGTTGTAGTCAACTGTTGCTTTGGGTGTGTATGAAAGTTCAACGTGACGCTTACCAACATTAGTATCACCGATGGTCTCAATAATACGAGACTTGCGGATAACGTCTGCCTTGGTGTAAGGACCGTAGATGTAAGACTTAGCAGTGAAACTCATCGTATAGACAATGCTTCTTCTTGTAGTGAAGTCATCTTCCCAATCGTCTTCAAAGTTCACACTGTTTAGAACAATGGCAACATCTCTTACTTCATCCATGTCAGGGATGAACT